ATTTCTGACTGAATAAAGTCAATATCCTCTAACATTTCCTCAGAAACTTTAATAAAGTTTGTGCGTTTCTTTAGAGTAGTAGTTACCTCTACTAAATCAAAATCAATTATATTCTTCAAAACCCCTTCGGCAGTTCCACCAGTTGTTCCACTTGGATTTCTTTTATCAATCCAATTAATTTTACCAGAAGAATTTCCACGTACAGAAACTAAGTCCATCATAAATGGTCTACGTCTAGCTATATCAGTTGCACCAGGAATTAGGGTTGAGCCTAACATTTGACGGTCAGTGATATTTGCAGTGGTCATAGCAGCAGCCTTAGTATCTAAAGTAAATTCTACTGAACTTCCTTTCTTACCTTTTAAGCCTTTAATCTCTTCTGACTTTTTAGAAAGATTTTGAGATAATTGGTCTGGAATACTTGAACGATTTTGTTCGTTATTCTTACGCATTAATTCTAATGCCTCACCTTGCTTAACTACCATTTCTTCCATTGATTTAAATTTATCAATATCGTCTTGCATAGCTTTTACACTTTCGATAGTAGCTTTTTCTCCTACCATTTTTTCTAATGCTGATTGTTTTAGTGCGATAGCATCTTGCACTTCTTTTAAAGATTCTGGTGTCATAATTGAAAAATTTTAATTAGATTATTTTTTAGTTGATTTATTTCTTGAAGGTCTTTATCACCTTCAGTTTTGTCCGCTTTTTCATTTTCATTTTTCGGCTCTTGTTCGTTCTCAGTGCCAATGGCAGTTGTCGGCTGAGATTTAATTAAGAGTGAAGGAATAGTTCGATATGCAGACTTGATTTGATTCGATTGAATTTCTAGGCAGTCATACGCTTCGTCACTTAATCCGTCTGTGCGTAGTGCCTTCATTATTGAATCCATTTTTTTATCGAGGTATGAATAAGCGTCCTCTTCAGTGTTAGACTTAAATCCGAGAAATGGAGTCATATCATTTGCACCCCAGCTAACCGTAGAACCTTCGTAAAGTTTTAGTTCTTTTAAAATCCAGTATGCGTCATCACTATTCGAACCTTCTACGAACTCATATCGAATAGTCTTATATCCAATAGAGTGTTCGTTATAAACTCCAGCCTCGTATAATTTTAAAACGTCAATTCCTATTTGAGTGCTTACAATTTTACTTTCAAAGTATAAACCAAAATCGTCTTCTTTCAATACGTATGGTTTTCCTATTGGCTTCATTGGGTCGTGTTGTAATAAATGTAAAATTTGATTCTTGCCATTTACACCTCGTTCGTTAATTGTTTTTGTGAACGCACCTTTTTCTATAATATCATTCGCACTATCTAAGTTTCCAAAGTGTGCGAAGTAACCAGTGACAATTCCTTGCTTAACGTCTACGTCTTTTAACTCACCAGTCAATGCCTTGTATTCGTAATTTTTAATTTCTCTTTTCATTATTATTCTTTTTTTCAGATTGAGTTGTGCGTGGTAAATAAGTGTTAGGTATAATTATTCTATCCATTACTTCTGGCTGCTTAGTAAAAATTTCCTCACCTAACATTTTACGCACCTCGTTTCTTGTCCATAAACCTTCTTTCATTTCCACTATTAATCTCTCACTAAGTTTATGCAAGTCCGTTTGTAATGCTGGAATATTTTTAATTTCAAAATCAATATAATATTCTTTGCCACCTTCATTATAGTTAGGCACTATCCAGTTATTCAATACGTCACGTAAATCTGTTAATTCTGGTATCGCACTGTTTAAATAAAACGACCTCTCCGCTTGTTGCATATTATCGAAAGTAGAACTAGAAGTATCATTTAATAATTGCACTGGCACTCTATACAAATTTGCTATTTGTTTCAAGTCCATTTTTTGAGATTCAATAATATTTAAATCTACTGGCGACATTCCTAAATTAGTCCAAGACACAGACGCACTAGTAGTAAATATTTTTTTAAATTTTGACGCACCACTACCCATCCCTTCAAATTTATTTTGAATTTGTTTAGCTTCGTCTGGTGTCATAAATCCACCGTCTTCACCTACCGAACCCCCTTGAGAAAGTATTCCAGCAACTCCCATATTTTTGAATGCGAATGCGGAAGCAGAATAACTGTCATTAGATTTTTCAATTAAATTCATAGCCGCTTGTATCGGACTAAAACCATATAAAAAATCTTGGTATAGTATTGCTGGATTCCAAGTCTTCGAATGATATACTTCGTCAGAATTAAAAGTTAAATTAAAATCTGTGTCCATTACATAGAACACGTTGTGCCTATCTAAATAGTTCGATTCTCCATTTAATTTTACTGTCATAAAGTGACTAGGTAAAATAAATAATTGACTAGCTTTTTTTGAGCCTACTGGTCGTAGCTGATAAATGTATCTGTTACCAGTAAGTAATTTATATCCAATAGCCTCTTGAACAAACGCACCCCACGTCTGCGTATTGTTCGGTGTAGTGATTAATTTGTTGAGTGCCTTGTTATTAGATTCCTCCCAATACTTTGCTTTTAACTTTAGTGCGTCTACTACGTTACCAGATTTTACCGCATTCTCGTATTCTGATTTTTTTCCTCTTTCTTTTAGTTCGTAAACCTTCCACTGAATCGAACTGGCTCTAGTAGTTGCAAAATTAATAATAGAGAATACGTCAATATTTTTTCTGTAACCAAGTTCAACTTGTTGCTTTACGTCATCACTTTGTGCCATTAGTCCGTTAGCGAACCATCTGTAAAAAGAGAAATTGTATTTATTGACTAGTGAATTTTTACTAGTTTCATTTAATGCCTTCTTTTTTAAAAAAGGTAGATAATCTTTTAAAGCCATATTGTAAACAAAAATAAGTAAATAATCTTAACGCACACAAATATTTTTTTATCCAGCAAAAAAAGGTCTTCTATTTTTACCGAAAGTTTCAAGTATCGCATAAGCCATAACGTCCACTTGGTCATCGTGTTTAGCATTCGGAAACGTAATTACCTCTTGAAAAAAACCTTCATTCCAACCACCTTTTAAAACTTTTATGCGTCCACCTTGCACAAATGGTGCGGCTTCTTCTACCCTTGTTATCTTTCCTTTAGCTACTAATTTGTCATCTATAAATGACGCATTCAATCCCTTCCTTTGTAGTAGTGCTTTGATACCGTGACCACTAGCTTTTTTTTCTATGCGTATTAAAGTATTAGCTGGTAGTTCGTGTGCGTTAATTAGTGAGCAAATATTTTCAACTAACTCCCAGAGTTCCAGCCATATTTGTTCGCAGTGAAAAATAATTAAATCATTATCACTTTGTGCGGTTACCATTATAGCAGTGGGGTCGTTCTTTGTTTTATCTGTGAACGCACCATCTATCCAGACTTTAAAACTTAAATTAGTTTTATCTACCTTATCAATTACATCGAACCAAGTGCGTCTAATCATCTCGCCTTCTAACGGACTAGGTCGTTGCTGGTATAGGCTTGTAAATGTTCTTGGACTTTTTACTCTAACGTCTTCAATTTTTTCTCTTGAGTGCCAATGTTCTAGGAGTGCTTCGCCAATTTTTCTGGGGTCGTGTGCGTCATCGTTGTCTTCTCTTAGTGCTGGAAATTTAATTACCTCCCATTCGTTAGGCTCTTGTAATAAAACACGTCCAGCTAAATCGTCTTCGTGCCATCTTGTAAATAACATTAATTGCTTGGATTCGTTGTGCATACGTGTTTTAAAAACGTCCGTGTACCAGTCCCAAACTTTATTTCTAATAGCTTGACTGTTTGCGTCTGCTCTATCTTTATAGGGGTCGTCAATAATTCCTAAATCTACGGACGTTCCAGTGAGTGCTTGTCCGACACCTACAGTTTTATAAAATCCACTACCTTCGATAATCTCAAAAATTTCTGAGTTTCTTAGCTTACCTCTACGTGCGTCTGTAGATACGTTAGAACTATTTAGGTTCGTGTGCGGAAACACTTTACGGTAAATATTTGAATCTATGATATGCTGGGTTTTTCTATTGAACCCACTAGATAAATTTGGTGAGTAGGATGCGAGTGCGATTTTTGTGTTTGGATTTTTTCCTAGTACCCACGCTGGAAATACTTGGCTAGAAATTGTAGACTTGAAATGTTGTGGCGGCACAAATATCATTAGCTTACGCACTTGATTAGACGAATAGAAAATGTTTAATCTTTCGAGAATGTATTGAATATGCCAAGGCATACTTCCATCTGGGAGTAATCCAAATTTTGCAACTAGTGGAAAAAAGTATTTTAGATTTCTGTTCGCTAACTCACTGAGTGCGTCCTCTTTACTTTTATTCTTCAGTAGTGCTTCTATCTTCTGACTTAAGTTTAGTTGCAAGTTCTAATAAAGTTTGTTCGCTGAGTTCGGTTAAAATATTTGTGTTCGATTCAATTTTTTCTCCCTTAGTTGTATGGTCAATATAATTCATCGATAATAATTTTCGTTCGTTGTCCGTGCCAATTAATTTCATTAAAGCCATTTGCAACGTAGCGTTATCCGACCTATACCATTTATTACGCATAGACACTTTTATTTCAGTTCTATTTTTCTCGAGTAACTCTTTTAGTTCGTCTGATTCGTGTAATTTATGGTCATAAAAAGTTGCCTTAACGCACGGTAAGTAACTGACAACGTCTTCAATAAAGATTAATTTATGCACTTTTATCACTTCTAGTGATTGTTTCAGTAGGTCTTTAGTTTCGTATGCCATAGGATTGAATTATTTTACTAAGGTAGTAATTTATAATGTATTCGTTATTTGGTCGTAAAGTGTCCGTAGTATTTTCTGCACCCTACTGTATTAAGTTTCTGAAAATTAACTTCTTTTATGCCTTTTTTCCAGAAAAACTTGAGTGCGATTTCAAAACCATCTTTTGAATACATAGTTCTACATTTATTACTTATTTCTGGTGAGCCAAATAAATAATTAAGCATAGATTTATTTAGCGAACCTAGTCCCGCTTGTATAAAGGTAAAGAAAACAGTGCCTTTGTAGTTTTGTTCGAAAATCTCTACTAGTTGTTCGTATGCGAATGAATAGTGGTCTAGGTCTATTACGTCAAACTGACTGAGGTCATTTCTTTGTAGGTAGTATAGATTTACACCTTCTACGTTATCTGGGTGCAGACCTTTTACTTTTTCTAGGTATACTATTTGAAATTCAATTTCTGGCTTCTTTTTTATTATTTCATTCCAGATTTTATGTTCACCAGCAAAGGCATCAAGCACACGGATAACCTTTTTATCTGGTAAATTTTCAAGACGTTGTTTTACTTTAAGTTTAAAACCTACTACGTCATTTCTAGTTTTATGATAATATAATCGTTTCATTAATAAGTGCTTGATTCATTTTCTAAGAACGAACCACCAAATTTTTCTATAATAGGCATAACCTCCATTAGAAATTCTGTTTTATTTTCTATAGGAATTGTAACCATTATATTTGATTTAACTGAATCTGGTATTACTCTTTTTTCAGATTCTACCTTCGCATCCACGTCTGGAATATTTAAACCCCAATCAGCAATATCTTGTAAATCCCATTTATCTGCTAACGCATCCCAGTCCCACTCTCCAGCACCAACATTATCTTTTACTATAAATTCTCTTTGTTGTTCTTCTGATAAGTTGTCCGCTATAATAATTGGCACTTGCTTTAAACCAGCATCTTGACACGCACGAAGACGCATATTTCCACCAAGCACAAACATTTCACTGTTTACGATAATAGGTCTAAGTTGTAACATTTCTGGAAATTCTGTTATCGATTTTACCAGACTTTTAAACTTATCACTTTTAATTACTCTCGGATTCTCTGGGTTAGGCTTTACGTCCTTAATAGGCACAAGCACAGTTTCTGGTAGTTTTGTCATATTTTTTTCTCAAAGATAAAAATATTTTTAATTATGAAAACTTATTTTAGTTTCAGATTTCTTTCTTTTACTAAGTAGTCACGTCTGTCTTTTTTTTCGTGAAAGTAGGTATGGCACTCTCTACAAAGTAAGATTAAATTGTTGAGTGCGTGTTTATTAGGATTATTAGGCATTTCCGAACGGAAAATGATATGGTGACAGTCTGGATAACATTTTTTACTGCACCGTTCACAGTAGTTAAATCCAGCGTCATTAATTTGCCTTTCTTTTAGAATAGATTTATTCTCTAGATATTCTTTTAAGTCTTTTGGAATATTTACTTTTTTAAATACTTGTAATTTTGTTTTCTTTTTTGGAGTATTTTTAAAGGTGCATCCAGCAGAGCAGTATTTTTGTAAACTGTTCCGCTGGATAAATTCCTCTTCGCACTCTTTACATTTTTTTTTCTTTTGTTTTTTCATTTATGTAAGTATTTGAGTGCTATTTTTTTAGTTTTGTTTAGTTAGTTAATATTTCCCCGATTCCGCAATTGGAAACTGCGGATAACAGTCAATAGTAGCAATTCATAAGAATGAACTGACTACTATTTTAGTGTTATTACTACCATTTACCACTATTGGTTATACAGTATCTACTACCAACGTAAGCATTCATCCAGTCACCTTGACTTAGAACAAACTCCTTGTTATTATCACTACATTCATTCTTTATTACTACGCTATAATTTTGTGCGTTGTCTGACTGTATAATACCACAGTTACAAGGCTCATCTTTTTTGCAAGATAAAGTTAATGCAGAAATTACTGCAATTGTTAAAATTGTTTTTTTCATTTTGTTTTGTTTTTATTTGTTTAATTTATTTTAAGACTGCATCCATTTATCAATTTCCGATTTTAAAAACCTTAACTTTTTACCTCCTTTGTGTACTGGAATAGTACCAGAGTGAACCCATCCGTAAACTGTTGCCTTACTTGGTCTGTCTGGTATGTATTCGCATAATTCATTTAAATTCATCCACCTTTCTGGAGTTTCTTTTAGTTTTAATTCTTTTAATTCTGCTAAAACTTTTTTGACACTTTTTTCAATTAACACCTCTAACTCTTCTGGTGTAATTTCTGTAATTGTAATTGATTTCATTTTAGTTTTATTTAGTTAGTTTATTTTGTTCGTTAATGTAATCTAGCACCTTATTGAGTTTTTGGAAAAATTCAAAAAGCCAGAATATCAGATAAATAATATATCCGATAAATAATCCTATGAAATCAAATTTGTCCATCGTGGTTTTGATAAAATTCTTTTTCTTTTAACTGGCTTTTAATTTCCTCTGTACGTCTATGCCTTTCCTCATAAAGTTTCCCTCGTAATTCTGGAAACTCTTGTTGTAATTTGGCTCTAGTTCTACGGACTGATTCTGGACTGGTTAATTTACCACTTGCGAACAAAGTAGCAAAGTAATAAAAAGTTTCGTCACGAATAGAATCATTTTCAGAAATCCAAATTTTGACTAGAAGTAGTTCATCACAATCTCTAGTCTTTGGGTGATTAAGCAAAATAGATTTTACTTTGTCTGTTACATTTAGTTTTACTGGCATTGGATTATTGTTTTATTAGTTAGACCTTCAATTAATTTTTCTTCTCTAATATACTTAAATTCAGTTTGTCCGTTTGCTAGGTAAATTCCCCTTTCAAGTTTTTTACCTTCTGGAAACGTGACGTTCCACCCCATACGGACGTAAATTGTTTCACCTATTTTTATTTTTTTGGGATAATAAAACTGTTTCATAAATCAAAAATATTATCATTTTCTTTTTTACTTTGTGTAAAATCTGAAGGATTAAATTGATTAGAATTATTAAAACTATCTCTATTCTTAAATTTAGTTATGCGTTCCTCCCACTTTAATTGTATTACACCAGTAGCACCATTTCTATTTTTAGCGTTAATAATCAATGCGACACCTTGATTAGAATTACCTTCTTCGTCTTCCATTATTCCGTAATATTCTGGTCGATAAATAAACTGGATAACGTCAGCGTCTTGTTCGATACTTCCAGAATCACGTAAATCAGATAACATTGGTATTTTATTTCCTCCACGTTGTTCCACTGACCTACTTAGTTGAGATAGTGCGACAACTGGCACTTGAAAGTTTTTTGCTAATCTTTTTAATCCTCCAGATAATCTACCTACTTCGTCATTTCTACTGGAGTTCTTTTTTTCTTCGGCACTCATAATTTGTAAATAATCTACCACAACTAAATCAGTGTCTTTATTTTTTCTTAGTGTGGCATTCATTTCATTTAGATTAATTCCAGCCTTGTCATTTAAAACTAACCTCCATTTAGAAAATCTTTCTTTAAATTCTTTATGCCTTTCCTCTTGTTGTCTATTAAGTCCACTTAAATTGTAAGCAGTTAAATTAGTTTCAGTCCAGCAACTAGCTATGCGTTTATAAATTAAGTCAGCACTCATTTCAAGTGAGAAGAAAATAACTTTTTTACCTTTTTCTAGTGCGTTGATAATGTATGCGATAGATAGTGCGGTCTTTCCCATTGACGGTCTAGCTGCTAATATAATTAAATCACTTTTTTGCCATCCACCCATCTGTGCGTCCATCTCATAAAATCCAGTAGTAACTCCAGATAGTTCACCACTGTTTTTTACTCTCTCATTAAAGACTTGAAATTTTTCTTCCATAGATTCGAAAGTGTGCGTATTTGAATTAGATAAGTTTACAATATTTTCTAACTGTCTGCAACTGTTATTGTGAAAATCAAAAACATCATCAATAGGAGTCATCGCATTCTCTATAATAGACTGTGCGGTATCTCTCATTTTTCTTTTTACATACAACTCATAGAGAATAGCACAGTGCCTTTCAAAAGATTTCTGACTGTAGTAGTTATTTGTTTTTACTATTACATCGTGAGCAGAAACATTAGAAAAAGAATACAATATTTTGACTTCATTATAAACACTTAATGCGTCTACTGGCATACTTCTACTTTGTAGAGAATTAATAGCGTTAAAAATTTCTTTATTCTTTACGTCGTAAAAAATTTCTCCAGTGAGTATATCTGGAAAATCAATTTCATTTATCATTAGTATTGAACCAATAACAGAATCCTCTATAGTTTTATCTTGTATTACTTCCATAATTATCTTTTTAGAAATTGGTTTTTATCTTTAAGATTAATAATATTTTTTTCTTTATTATCACCTTCTAGCCATTTAGCTGCTCTAATTTTACCTTTCCACCTTTGAATCTTAGTACCATTTCTATCGTGCCATTCCATATCTGTATAATATTTATAAGCCTCTATAGATTTAGCCTTAGTAGAATTATTTTCTAAAAAGAATTTAGTAAACTCATCCAGAGTAGGAGGTGTAAATTCAATTTTAGCTTTTTTAGTCTTCTTATTTTCTTTAGATTTATCTATATTTTCATTTTCATTTTCATTTTCCATATGTTTATCATATGATAATTTGCTTTGTTTGTTGTTTCTACGTGAGTTACAATAATTTTTTCTCCTTTCTTTTTCTTTTTCTAACCTTTCATTAAAAAATAAATTGTTTTCATCTTTGTCAAACTTAGAAAACACTTCCTCGTCATATGATTTGCATATGAATAGCATTTGTTTTTCTGTTAGTCTACCAATATCAAAATGTAAACAGAGTAATCTAATATACTTACCTACTTGTTCGTCTGTCATTAGTTGTGTTCCTATTGTAAAATCACTTGGATAAAATAAGAACGCTGGGTCTTTTGCCATAATATAATTTTTTTGTAATTTAAAAAGGTGACTAGCTACAGAGTCACCTTAATTTATTTGATTTTTACCTAAAAATGTAGCTTTTTAGTCTGTGCAACTCACTGGAACGTAGTAGATTGGCTTGTTTTGGCTGTTTTTAGCCATTTTAAGAGCCTTTCTAGTGTATGGGTATGTAACACCACCAGACAACACAAAAAATAGCTTAAATCAATTCTCGTCAAAATAGTCACCGTGTTCGTTACCAGTTTGTTGAAATCTATTTTGATTCTCTAATAATACTTTTTTCAAGAATTTAGTTCGTTGTGCAGTATAAACCATAATATCCTCTTTTTCGTATGGTGCTGGTGGAAAATCTGGTAGTCCGTTAGGATTTTCTTTTGTAAAGTATGCGTCTATCTTTTTACCACTTTTATCAGTACCCTCATAAACATTTACTCCAGCTATACGTTTACCATTTTCGTTTACAAATTCGTATGGTGCTAAACAATAATTTTTAGTTGGTAACAAATTAGGCAACTTAGAAATTAAGTTTACAAAGTATCTTGAATCTACTGGCATTTGCACTGTGCAAACTTCTATACCATCGTTCAAAACGATAAATAATTTATCACCAAATTTTTTGTCTTCCTTAATTGCTATGCTAGTAATTTTACCATAGATACTTTCGTAAGTAAGTTCAAAAACTTTTTTGCCAGTTTTTGTTTCTCTCTCTTTGGCATTAGCAGTATCTTCAGATACTGTTCTAGTAATTTGTCCAAACACTATTGTAAAGTATTTAGACGTTGTGCGTTGTGCGTTTGTTCCCATTTTGTTTATTTATTTATTGGATTAATTATGTTACTGTATAAATTTGTAGTTCTAGGATAGCCTAATTCTATTTTTTCGCATAGGTCTATAAAATAGCTTGTGGCTTCAATTTCATCTTTAAAAGATTCTTGTAAAAAACCATTAATGCGAATTGTGTAAGTACATTCAGTTAATGAATGTTCAACCTTGTCTAGTGTTACTTTTTTTGTGTCCATAGTTATTTTTTTAAATTGTAAATTGATTTTCTAATAAGATTTATTTTATAGTCTTCAAATTTTAATTCCATACTGTGTGCTTCACTTCTAGTAAAGAGCATTCCCAAATAAATTACTGGTGGAATTTTTTCATCTTTATAAATAATTGCAGTAAGTTGTGGATTTTCAATTTTCTGTAAAACGAACTCGTAGTCCGTGTGCGATACATACTCCCAGTGCTTAGTAGTGTACCATTTTTTTTTCTTAGTTTCCATTTTATTGTTTATTTAGATTGTTTAAATATTCAGTTAGTGTAAGGTATGCGTATGCGTCAGAAAGTTTATCTGGTCTTTTTAAATCAATCACTCCAGTAAATGTTTTAAAATTTCTGTCTTTTTTCTTCTCTTGTATTTTTGCCATTTCACAAAGGTGAGGTAATAGTGCTAAATCAATTGAATCTGTTTGGTCTTTTAAATTATAACTTGGTTCGGTCTTCCAGTCTTTAGGTGACCAATTAAATAATTTAATCTCTCTATCTTTAAACTCTGGAAATGATTCTATTAATGCCTCTCTATGAATAGCCAATTGGAGTGCGTGGTCAGAATGAAATCCTTTACGACCAGACTTCATATCTATAATTGCTAGAACTCTTTGCTTTTTTTTCTCTGGTTTAAATTCTCCAGACCTTGCACCAGTCTTAAATTTATCAGTGTCAGAGAATCCATCTACCTCAATAGTCATTTCACAAACTATATCCAATGCACCAGCTACACCATATTTATCAGTTCCTAAAACCATCTCTATGCCTAGTGCGTCTACTTCGTAGTCTTGAACAAACTTTGCGAATGCGACCATATCACTTTTTAAATCGTCCGACCAACTTTGTTTCCAGTGTTTAAAATTTTCTTGAGCAGCGAATGGCTCAATTATTTTATCCACCATTGATAAATCGTAGCTTCCATCTATTAAAAGTTGTGCGTTTAAATAGTGCATTAAAGTACCGTAATTTGCAGACAATTCTAGTACCTTATCGTATTCACTACCTTGTTGCCTAATCCACTCTATTAAGTGTGGTGGAGTTGGTAGAACTGACCTAACAAAAGTGGTGGCACTAATGTATTGTTTCAATTTTCCTTCACTGTCATAACAATAGTATAGCCTACCGTTACCAGTATTAATTCTGTACATTCTGTGAGGTGGCACTATGCGTGATAGCATAGGCACGATTTCTTCTGTCTTCATTTTTTAGTTTAGTTTAATTAATAATTATAATTAGTTCTATCAATGTTATTTTCAATTAGTGCGTGTTCGATACTACCTATTTTTTGCTGAGAAAGATAAATTTCAATATCTAAATACTGTAACATATCTAACTCATTATCGTAAAGTTTTTGACAGTTTTTGTGAGTTTCTAGTTCTTTAATTGCTACGTGTAATATGTTCAGTAGTGTTTCTCTGTGTTTTTTATTTAGTTCCATTTTATTTTTTATTTTTATTAATAATTAAACTTCTTAAACCATTAATTGCTTTTTTATAGCCACGTTCTTTTTCCTTTATTAAATCATAAGTAGGTGCATCTGTAAAGTGCATTGATATTTCTTTACCGTAATGATTTGTTATTACTTTCCATTGACCATATCCAGTGCGTATAAAATCAATATTTTTTTTACTTTCCATTTTATTTTTTTTAGTTTATTAATAATTTTCCATTACTCTATCGCATTCATCTTGAATGGCACTCCTAATTTTTTCATTAAATCTGTGCCATACTTCTTTTTTGTGTTTTATTACTGAAATTACTTCGTAGCTATCTGGCACACTAGGTTGAAATCTATCTCCAGATTCACCTCTATTAAATTCTAATTTAACTTCGTATGCGTATGCGTTTCCGCTTTTACTTTCAATTGTTACTTCTATGTACATTTTATAGTTTATTAAATTAATATTAGTAATTTGTTTTGACGAATAATCTAATTGGGCAACCAGTTAAATCTCTTATTCTGTTTATATCAGTTAGCGTAGGTCGATATTTAGAACTACCTTTTTTCCAGTGGCTAATAATACTTTTACAATATGAGTCACTCCAGTCTGGGTGCAGTGTTTTTAATAACTGTACAGACGTTTTTCTTTTGTCTGGTGTTCTACTCATATTCAAATAAGCTACTGCGTCACCGATAAATAGATATACTATACCAGCGTCATCTTTTTTTATATTCATAATAGTTTTTTTTAAGTTGGCTAATGTAACCATATTTTTTTTATTATGATTTTTTTAGACTGCTCTTAAGAATATTTTTTCTAAGTTCGAACCGTTCGTCTAGTTTACTTTCAACTTTAGAAACGTCATCTGAATACAAATAATTTTCTGAACTTACTATAAAATCACGTTCAAAGGTCACGCATACAGAATTTCCGACAACTGTAGACCTAATATTAATTTCAAAAAATTTTATTTCGTGTTTTTTAATGTATCCGTATGCCTCTAAAAACAATTCTATTTGGTAATATTCACTGTGCGTAGTGTTTTTTTCTTTTGAGTTCATTTTTTTTAAATTTTAGTTTGTTTATAATACCTTAATATAATAAAGGGAAAAAGTTTAAAATCAATTTAAACCCTTTTAAAGCCACTAGACCCCCAGACCAGCTAAATAGCCTATCTGGGAGGTCAAAAGTGTCTGAGAGTGGCTAAAAGTGGCTAAATTGACCCCATTCTATAGGTTTCTAACCTACTAGGTGGTGTTTAATGGTGTTTTTATTAATAAATTCCATTATTGAGTCAAAAGTACTATTCATTACTTTGTTACCACCACCAATAAAAATAGAGTCTTCTTTTTTGTCTTCATTTACTCTAATATGATTTTCGAAATAAGTAACAGAATTAAAAAGACCCCACAAAGAATTTCCGTGACTATTTAACTCACTTTCTAAAACATTATTAAATTGTGTTAGTTGGTTTTTTTTACGTGTACTAACGTCACTAGAATTTATTTCTAATTTATCCACGTCAAATAATAACTTAATAACTTTTTCGAAAATTGGTTTTGAAATTTTACTTTCAGCCATTCTAGAATAGTCTTCCATTATTTTGTTGTCACCTTGTAGGGTATTCATTAATTGTAATTTTGCTACTTCTACACGTTGTGCAGCACTCATAGTATGTCGAAATTTTTCTAAATCTCTGAAGGCTCTATAAAAAGTGTTCTGGCATACGACCACTGTGTTACTACTACCAAAACCAATACTAGTAGAGCCATCGTGTGAGTTTATAGCAGTTAGCCATCTTTTAATAGTATCGTTTTCAATTTTAAAATCTGGTAACTGTATTTGGTAAAAAACTTTTTTGTTATCTTGTAAAGTTCCACCTCTATAGACACTACCAATACCAGAAGAAGCCTCTACTATAGTTTGTGCGAGTGCGTGATTCTGAAATGGTACGTATTGACCTTTAGTAGTACCTAGCCAGTCATTATTGTCATTTTTAAAAATACCATACGATTCTGTAGGGTGACCTTTTATACTAATTAATGGTTCTTTGTATACTGACCAATTAGTGCCAGTGCCTTCTAGTAGTTCAAAAGTAGTTTGCTCAATACTAGATTTTTTTGAGATTGTGATTTCTGATTTTTTCATTTTGTTTTTTGTTTTTTTGTTTTTAATTATTAATTTAAATTTTTAATCATATCTATATTAAAATTTTCTAAATTTTTTTTTCCCCAAATAATTGCTTCTTTATATTCACTAAAGAATTTTTCTATTAATTGGAAATTATGTTTTTTAGAATAATAGTTTATTATAAATTTTTTATTTTTCATTTTAGTTTATTTATTTTTTAGTTTATGCGTATGCGTTTATTAAATTTTAGAATGTTCAAATATTTCTTTACCATACATAGTGCAACCGTGAGTCATACTAATATTCATAGCAGACTTAACTAGTTCGTGCATCACTGGTTTTTTTCTATCTAGTCCTTTCATAAAGTCAGCGGCTGCCATATCTTTTTTTACTTCCAAATAAATTTCTTTAAATTTTTCTTTAGCAGTTTCTTGAAAATATTTAGTAGCTTTTTCAACGTCAAATTTTTGATTCTCTTTTTTGCTTATTTGAATAATTGCTTCACTAGTCAATTGCTTCATTATTTTAGTTACTTCCATAATTTATTTTTTTTAGGTTATTTATTTTTTTTAGTTTGGGGTGCGTATGCGTTAAAACTCTACAAAGGCTTCCAACTCTTCAGAGGTCATAATTTCTTCCATAGAAGTTAAAGTGTCCACATCGGACACGCACTCTACGTCTACACCGTCTTCAAGGTCATCGTAAGTGGCATTAACGTTTTTTGAACCCTCTACACAATACCAAGAGAGTCCATTTCTTTTTCTGTAAATAAAAACTATACAAGGTGTCATCTGACTACCATAAGTACCATTGATTTCGTAATTCATAATTTATTTTTTTTAGTTTATTTATTTTTTAGTTTGTGCGTATGCGTTTATTTATTTTTTACATTTTTATGTTTACACCAAAAGGTAATTGATAAAAACTTTTTTGCTCTTTAGAAATGTAGTCAACTTCTAAATTAAATTTTTTAGCTACCCAGCTAATTTGCTGACTTGTGGCTCTCGAATACTTTCCGTTTACAATAAGTTTATTAAAAATATTCTCTGCTACCAATGTAGTATAAGAATATAAATTAAAACCATTTTCAGTGCGTTCAATGTGAACATTGTTTTTTAACTTTTCCATAACTTTGTTTTTTAATTGTTTATTTGATTTTTATTGTTAGCACTAATGGAGGGAATCGAACCCTCGGGATATTTTATTTATCCCCCGCCAGTTCATTAATGTTTACTTAGCCACTCGGTATCTAAGTATAATTTTAACCCTTCTGCATCCCTTTACTTTTGCTATGCCTAGCAATTGGCTTCGTGCCTATTTTTATTTCCCCTATCGGCTTTCTTCTAGTGAAGTGGCTACTCCTTTTTCTTCCCATCTACTTCCCAGCAGTAAGGATGGAGTGCTTATGATATCCGACCATCTAAATAAAAAATCTTGGTATTGGTATTAAGGTATTTATCGGTAGTTTAATTAGTCCGTGAGCGTAGAGTGAGGAAGTATTTAGAGATACATTACTAAATTTTAACTGTGCGTTACTCTTATTCACCCCCCACTCACGCATTGTGATAATGGAGGGGTTAAACACGTAGACCATTCAAAGAACTGACCCAAAGTAAAGGAGTATTTTTTAAACTACCAAATATATTTTTACTTTGAGTCCAAAAGTATTTTTATCTAGATTGATTTTCAGTTAGTTAGGGGGTAAAATATTTTTTTGTGGTGACTGGTGACCTAAATCGATTTAGGTTGTAACTTGCTGATAATTAAGGGTATTGTTTTTGTCGGGGTTTTGGGGGTTTTTGTGTACAGGTATTGCACTCCTTAAAAAATTTGACACAAAAAAAGGTAGTAAAAAAAGCTAGTTTAAACTAAAATAAAATAAAATAAATAGTAGTACCTAAGAAAAAGGTAGTGCCTATAAATTTTAATACCTTTTGTTTTTTTATTTCTTTTTCTTTTTCTTTAATCAAATTTTCTTTTTCTTTGATTAACGCATCACGCATACCTAACTGAAATTCTTTTTGCTCTTCTACCAAAACATAATTTATAATTTGCTTATCTTTGGAAGTTATCACAGTATTGAGGTATTCAATTTGTTTTTGTTGTATTTTATAAATTGTGTCCAATTGCTCTGCTTTTAAAATTTGTATAGTAATTTTTTCCATTTCAGAATCATTATAACAACTAAGAGTATCACCTTCGTATATTAAGACTTGTCCGTAAGATTGAATCTTTGCACCAGATAGTAGCAGAAGTAACAGTGTTAATTTTGTCCTTGTAAACATAATTTATTTTTTGTTTTAATTTTTCTAGAGAATCATTTTTTACTAATACAGAATCAATTCTAACTTGTATTGCAGAAATTGAATCTTTATACATTTTTTCTATCTTTTTAGAATTAGCATCGTTCAAATTAAATTCCATTTTTTGTTCGCACTTTTTATTTAATAGCAAAGCAAACATTAAACATAAAACAAAAATAATTCCGTACAGTGCTGAATTATTTACTTTCATTTTTTTTCTCCTTTTGAATTTGTGTAACAGTATACCCACCGTAAACCATCATCGCACCAGATACAATAGTAAAATCTGCTGCACTCATATTATAGAAATTCACTATACAAAACCAAACGTATGTAACCATTACAGAAACGAATACTATCGAACTTTCCACTCTTTTTTTACTAAAATAACTAGGTTCGTTACTCCACATTTTTAATAATTCACTAAAAAACCATTTTAGATTTTTCATTTTACATTATCAATTAAATTTACAAACTGAATTACCGAACTCACGAACCTTTTTTTCTTATAAACACCGTCGCCATTTGATTGGCTACCTTTTTCAGAGGAGGAAGTATTTCCCTCAATGCAAGAGAATGAAATTCCTTTTTCAATCCATTCATAAAAAATACCAATATGATTTGATACACCATCTTTTTCCCAGTCAAATAAAACTAAATCCGCCATTAATGGAGTGTCCGTAGTCCATTTTTTTGCCTTAGCTATTGTCTGTAATGTAGGAATGTAATGCACTCCTAAGTTAGTATCAATAGTAGGCATAGGAAATCCAGCAAAGAAATAAATATACGAACAAAACGTGCCACACCACGAATAAGGTTTTGAATTAAGAAAATAAGGGTGTGCCTTACCGTTGGGTGAAAATGCTGGATAATACCAGTCGTTGTATTTTACTATATTACTTCCAGCGGGTTGTTCTAAAGTTCCAATTTCAAGTTCTGCAAAATGTATTATTGAATGCCTTAATTTTTCACTCATAACTATTAAATTTCATATAAATATTATTCACGTCTTGAATATCCTCTACTAAAAACCATAATCCACCTTTCATTTCAATATCTTGTTTAAATTTTAATTCTCCAGCAGTTAGCGTTCTCGCACTACGCACCTTTGTTCCGTCTTTAATTTCAACGTATGCGGAACGACCTTTAGTAACTACTAAATCACAACAGTTTTTTAAGTCAGAAATATCGTGAACAAAAAAACCTAACGAACGAAAGTGTGCCACAATATCTTTGTGGTTCGCATCCCTACGATTTGCTCTCATTTTTGCTTAATTTTAAAGGCTCTAACGAATTGTCATCAATAAATGTATTTAATTCATTACATTTTTCTTTCACTAATTCGCAAACTGCATAGAGCAATTTATTTTTTTTACGAATAGATTTATAAGGCTTATTTTTTTCGTTCATATTTTAGATACTGGGTTAATTCAGTTATTGTTTTCGCAACTCCGTTCATAGCTTCTATGATAATTTTTTGGTCTTCACGAAGTTGTTCAGCATATTCTTTTTGTTCATCTAAAATAAACCTAGATAAATCCTCAATACGTTTATCTTTTTTTTCTAATTGCTTCATAAAATACCAAATGAAAAACACTAATGCGGCTATTAGTGGTGACTGTTCGGCTATTTTAGAAAGTATTTCCATTATGCTTGGTATTGCACTAATTGTTTATTTACCCACGCATCAATATCATCGTCTTCCCAGCTATCTACGTATGTAAATAAGTTTGGAAACGTGAATCCAAATTGTGTTCCAACTTCATCGATTAATAAAATTGAAACAACGCAATACTTTAGTTGAATTTTGTCAGAAACATTTACAACAGTTACTTTTGGATTAACTATTTCAATATTAAAATCTGGAAATTTGTAATTCATATTTTTATTTTTTTATAGTCCAAAATCTGAAGGAATAAATTTGCGACAAATGATATACGATTGACTTGTTGATTTTCCAGTCCCCGCAAAAGTCGAATTTGATTGCAACGTGTAAGCATTTGCAGTTGTATTGGCAAATGTTGTTGATGTCCAAATTCTATCCGTTGACGTAGTTATCGCAATATTGAAAGGTGAATAATTTAATAGAGCATTTGTAACAGTTGAAAAATTACAAATAGAAACAAGTTGATTGATGTTTGGTAAAATCCAATCTGTAAATGCACCTTGTGTACTTGCCAATGCACCATCTATCGCACCGTTCCACTGTGTCGCAGTTGTTAGCCCTATGTACCACATTAATCCAGTTAAATGGTCAAGGACAAATTTATTAGTATATGTTTGACCGCCCAATTCATCCGTAAATCTTTGATTTGTTCCAAAAATATTTAAATCAGATAATATAGAAAAACTTGCACCAATTCCCATTTCTAAATCACCGTCGTCGCCAGTACGGAACGACGTTACTTGTCCGCTTCGCGTTGGTTGTTGTCTTTGTATTTGATTAATTTGCGTAGGCGTCAAATCGTCATTCAAATCTTGCGTAGCTAAATTTTCAATCAACGTACAAGACAAATCGGTCATTGAAAGATTTAGTTCAACGTCACCGTTTGGCTGCGTCAAATTAATATTTGGTAAAACAAATATAGTTCCAGATGCAAATTGATTCGTATAACTCGCATCTGTATTTTCGACAAATGAATCTTCAATGTTCACTTGCACCCCAGCGTTAACCGTTCCAATTTGATTGCCATCTGAATTTAAAACTGGAATATCAATTAATGAGGGTGCGGCTTCTATCGAATAAAGTGTGCCATTAATATCAATTTCAACGTCACCTCCTCCAGTTGTAGAATAAGAAAACGAATCACCACTTGGAACAGTCTGGATAAAAATACCGTTTTCAATAATATTTACACCAGCACAATTACGAAAATCTATATTTTCATATTTGCAAGGATTGAATTTTTTTCTTAATGGAATTGTTAATCTTAATTCTACTCCAGATAAATTGTCCGTAAATAAATTAGTAGTATGACCTTTATTTTCTACATACAATCCCCACTTAGCGTGACGCACCCTTTCAATTTCCTCTAGTTCGTTATATTGAATAAATGAATTAGATTTTAATTTCGCAATAAATTTAGTAACCAACTCGTCAATCTCATCTATTACGAAATCATAATGGTCTTCTGTTAGCCAATCTCTAAAATTTGCAGAAGTCATAAAATACATAGCACTGGTAACAGTGTCACCAATTTGAGAAAGTGGATTTAAATTTTCCCTATCAGAAAAAGTTTCCGCAAAATAAATAATCGGATATTTTTTTTGTGAATTAGTTATTTTTTTTAGTTCGTTATCTATTGCTAAATAAGTTCCGTGAAAATAATACGGATAGCCAGTTTTATATTCTGTTCCAACTGGCAACGAATTTGCACTAACTGTAAATGAAGGAGTGCCTATATCAATAGCATCTATTGTATATTCTACTCCACCAATAAAAACAGTATTTCCAATTACTAAATCTAGTAAATCAGAAACTACGCACA